CACTTGACACAGACTCGGCAATGAAGTATATTAATAATATGATTAAAGTTCTGAAGTCGCAGATTGTTAATCCACGATATTGTCAAAATTATCAGAGCTGCTTGTGAACGGTATTTGAGTGCTATTTCAAACATTAGATAATAAAAAAGAATGCATAGGAGTATATTATGACGGAAAGCTTTACTTTGATCGCGAGCTTCCTAAAGGAATTAGTGAGACATGGGCTTATGCATCTTTTCTCAGGGATAGGGAGATTAGATACGGCTATTTGCAATGTGGTGGCAAGTCTCTTGATAATGTTTGCCCCTCCCATTTAAAAGAACAGTGGGAAACTACATGTGATAAGCTGAAAGCTTTTCACCGGTCTTTTCACGAAGCCAAAGTCGATTTGAATGAGAACTGTTTTTTTGATTTAGTACCTGAAAGATTCTTATTGAAGTTTTGTGATGTTAAAAATAAAATAACGAAACATGTATTTGAAAACTACGAGAAGCCTAGAAATTATAATTTTTTAGTTGAGTTGTCCAAGGTTTTGTGCGAGATAGAAAGCCAGAAGTTAAATATAGATCTCTCGTCTCTTAAGAAACAAATGCATGAGTTTAAAACCAGACAGGCTTGTAAAAGGCTAGCCGGCTCAGAACCTTATATAAAATATGATATGTTCGGCACGAAAACGGGGAGATTAACAACGAGGAAAAATAGCTTCCCCATTCTTACTTTGTCTAAAGAACATCGTTCGGTTTTGAAACCCAGGAACGATTGGCTTATTGAATTCGATTTCAACGCCGCGGAACTCCGCACGCTGCTAGCCCTTTCGGGGAAAGAACAGCCACAAGAAGACTTACATAAATGGAACGTTAACAATGTTTACAGAGGCTTGATGTCAAGAAGAGAAGCCAAACAGAGAATATTTGCATGGCTTTACAATCCAGAGTCGAAGGATCATCTTTCAGAGCAGGCTTACGATAGAAAGTCAGTGGCCCAAAAGTACTTCAATGGGGTGCAAGTGTCAACCTTTTGTGGCAGAGTTATCCCTGCTGATAAACATCACGCGCTCAACTACATAATTCAGAGCACGGCTAGCGATTTGTTTTTGAATAGAATGATCGACGTACACGATTTTCTGAAAGATAAAAAATCATTTGTAAGCTTTTGCTTACACGATAGCCTGGTGATTGATTTTGTAGAGAGTGAAAAACATCTGATTCCTGAGCTAAAGAAAATATTCTCAGAAACAGAACTAGGTAATTTTATGGTCAGTGTATCGGCCGGCAAAAACTTTGGAAGCATGGAAAGATTAAAGATATGAAAATATACAACAAATTAGTAAGAGACAAGATACCGGGCATCCTGTCAGAGCAAGGTAAAACTTTCACGGTTCGTTATGCTGACGAGGAAGAATATAAAGAAAAGTTAAAACAAAAACTACAGGAAGAAACCAGTGAGTTTATTGAAGAGCCGAGTCTCGAAGAGCTGGCGGATATTTTTGAAGTTTTTAGCGCCATAGTTGACGCGTTTGGCTACACACAAGATGAACTAGTTGAATGCATGGGTGCTAAATTAGATGAAAGGGGAGCTTTCATTAACAAGGTCATCTTACAAAGTGTAGAAGAGTAAAAAATGGAAACGATTATTGGACTAGGAAAAACTGGCTGTTACATTGCTGATCAGTTCGCTGATTATGAGCAGTATAAAATTTATAAAGTCGGAACCGGTCTTAAAGGCCTTAAGAAAAATGGTATATACTCGCTGCCGGCATGTGATGATCCAGAGAAGTACGAACAGAAGTGCCCCAGCTTTAAAAACTTTTTAAAGAATGTTGAAGGTGAAATTTTGTTTGTTGTCAATGGGGCAGAATTTATCTCAGCAACCTCACTGAGGATATTGAAGGCTTTGAAAGAACTCAAGTGCGAAATTAACGTATTATATATCAGGCCAGATGTGGATTACATACCAGAAAAAAATGAAATGAACGAACGTGTAGTTTGTAATGTGTTGCAGGAATACGCAAGATCGGGTGTCCTTGAGAGAATATTTCTTGTCGACATGCTGACTGTAGAATCTCTTCTAGATGATTTGCCCTTGTCAGAATACTACAGTAAGATCTATCAGCTGATATCCTCCACTCTTCATATGATAAATGTGTACAGTCACATCGATTCTGTTTCAGACACATTCTCCCCGCCTCATGAGGCAGCTAGAATTTCTACGATTGGTATTTCTAATTCCGAGGACGAGGTAAAACTATTTTTTCCTCTTGACAACGCGGACGAGATACGATATTATTATGCTATAAATGAAGACAAATTAAAATCTGATGGAAAGCTTTTGAAAAAGATTAAAGAACAGATCAAAGAACAAACCAGCGAAGAAGTCAAGGCTAGCTACGGTGTGTATTCTACAGACTACGAACAAGATTATTTATACGTGCTGGCACACAGTCTCGAGATACAAAAATGAAAAAAACACTTGACAAAAAAGTTTAATTGTGTTACTATGAACATAGCAGAATGAGAGATTTGTCATTCTGACTTTAACCAAAAAAAGGATAAAAAAACATGGGTATTGATTTAGATAAAATTAAAGACAGACTTAGCCAAGTCAGCAAAGGCAATGGGGAGTCTGTTTTTTGGCGTCCAAACGACGGCGAACAAACGGTTCGTATTGTACCAACTTCTGACGGAGATCCGTTCAAAGATTATTGGTTTCATTACAACCTAGGCAATAATCCTGGCTTCCTCAGTCCAAAAAAGAACTTTGGCGAGGACGATCCTCTCGATAGTTTCGTCCGCGATCTCTTCAATGAGAACACCGAAGACAGTGTGAAGATGGCGAAGGACCTTATGGCCCGACGTCGCTTCTTCTCTCCTGTCGTAGTTCGAGGCGAAGAGCACAAAGGCGTACGTCTTTGGGGTTATGGCAAAACGGCCTACGAGAAACTCTTAGGTCTCGTACTCAATCCAGAGTACGGAGATATCACAGATCCCGAAGAGGGAACAGACCTTATCATTGGGTATGGTAAACCGGCAGGGGCATCTTTTCCCCAAACGTCTATCACACCACGTCGTAAGTCTACACCTCTTTCTGATGACGAAGCGCGCTCTCGCGAAATGCTGGATAACATTCCAGAGTATGACAAAGTATTTACTCGCAAAACTCCAGAAGAAGTTGGGGCGATGCTTGATGAGTATTTGTCAAGTGAGGAGAGCACGGAAGCTTCTTCTCAAGAGACTAACTACGGTAGCTCTGGTGGTAATGTTTCCGAGGTAGACTCTGCCTTTAAAGATCTATTGGGTTCATAACAAAACCCAATAGGTGAGGGGCCCCGGGCATGTCGTTCCTCCTAAATACAACCGGGGCCCCTCACATACATAGATACATGAAGGAAATCAAGTGGCAAGAATAAAGAAAAAAATGAAAGAAGGAAAATTATCCATATCGGATATGCGCACCCTCATTAATAAAAAGGCCGGCATGTCCGTCGCGCACAATTTAACTGAGGACAACCCAACAGAGGTAAAAGAATGGATCCGGACCGGCTCTCGCTGGCTGGACTCTATCGTTTGTCGTGGGCAGCTAGCTGGAATCCCAATGGGAAAAGTTGTAGAAATAGCCGGCCTCGAATCAACTGGCAAGAGTTACATGGCTGCGCAGATTGCAGCACATGCCCAGGCAATGGGCATCGATGTGATTTATTTCGATTCAGAGTCCGCTATTGATCCGAGTTTCTTGGAACGTGCAGGCTGCGATGTAGAGAATCTTTTGTACGTCCAGGCACAAAATGTTGAATTTGTTTTAGAAACAATCGAAGATCTTTTAGGTACCAATGATAATAGAATGCTGTTCATTTGGGATAGCTTGGCGCTGACGCCTGCAATCAGTGATGTGGAAGGGGATTTCAACCCGCAATCATCGATGGCTGTTAAAGCTCGCATTCTCGCTAAGGGTATGTCAAAACTAACTGTTCCCATTGCAAACAGTCAGTCCACATTCCTTGTACTTAACCAACTTAAAACAAACATCACTAGTTCACCGGCCCAAGCCATGGTAGAACCGTATACAACGCCCGGCGGCAAAGCTATGATATATTCTTACTCGCTTCGCATCTGGCTCACAGGACGCAAAGCGAAAGCGTCCTACATCTTAGACGAGCGCGGATTTCGAATAGGTTCAGAGGTTAAAGCAACGCTCAAGAAGAGCCGCTTTGGTACTCAAGGTAGGCAAGCTACCTTCAAGATTCTTTGGGGCGACAACATAGGGATCCAGGACGAGGAGAGTTGGTTCGAAGCCATCAAAAGCTCAGAACATGTTAAGCAAAGTGGTGCCTGGTACTCGCTTCAATACGAAGACGGAACACTAGAAAAATTTCAACCGTCTAAATGGAAAGACATGCTACAGGGCCAGAAGTTTCGCGACAGAGTGCTGGAAATAATGGACGAAGAAGTGATCCTCAAGTTTTACAAAAGGGAAGGCAATGCAGATGAGTTTTATGACATTGAACACGGAGGGCAAGAACAATGAAAGCGGTTGTTTTTTTGTTGTTGCTATCACTCAACCTAGGCTGCGTAGCTTACGTTGAAAGAGATACACACTCCTCTTCGCGATATTGTGAAGTTGAGTATGTGAAGACAAGTTATTATGGGGAGCAAGAATGGCACAGAGATGTGGTACCTTGTACTAGAGTGGCCGGATATCAACGAAGGCATTCTACTGTTTATTTTTTCCCATTTCATGGTCTTTTCAGGTTGCGTCACAACTATCATCGTCGCATTACGCGTCCTCGCAAGCACACGAAAAGGCGACACCATCACCACCCGCCGCGTCTTATAAAGTCAAAGCGTCACGTGCGATAAAAGATGGAAGAGAAGTTCTTAGAAAAGCTACATGAATTGTTTCCCCATCTTTCTTTTACGCTTGTCGTAGAAGAGGCCGAGGGTCTGCCTTTCGAACAGAAGGAAAAAGAAACGCTCTTGGTCAACAAGATACCGATAAAACTTTCATGGGCCCCGATACTTTCCAAGTGTTCGGGTGAATATTTTGAACATTTTTGGGAGCGTTGTCTTCCAGCGATCAAAGAGATAACCGAAGAAAATAAGAAATCAAAATCATTTAAGATACTAGAAAAATTTAAGAGCAAATATGTCAGCAACTAAAACAAATAGAGTATTAATAATAGACGCCCTGAACATGTACTTTAGATCTTACATTGTGGATCCCAGCTTGTCCACAAACGGGCAACCGATTGGCGGGGTAAAAGGGTTTTTAAAAATACTACAAAAATTAGTTAGGGAAACGAAGCCTGACAGCATTGTTGTTGCTTGGGATGGCCCGGGCGGATCTCGCAAACGAAAGACCATCAACAAGGGCTATAAAGAAGGGCGGAAGCCTATCAGACTCAACAGAGAAATTAGAAATCTATCGGAGAACGAGGAATTAGAAAATAAAGTTTGGCAACAGACAAGATTAGCCGAGTATCTTAACGAGCTGCCGGTCATTCAATTGATGCTTCCTGAGGTCGAAGCTGATGACATTATTTCTTTTATGACTCAGTTGCCACGCTTGAAAGGTTCTCAAAAGGTCATTGTGAGCAGTGACAAGGACTTCTTCCAATTATGTGATGATGAGACAGTCATGCTTAGACCCGTACAGAAAGAGGTTTTAAGCAAGAAAACCATTCTCGAGCGGTTTGACATTCACCCGACCAACTTTGCGCTTGCAAGGGCTATTTGCGGCGACAAGAGCGACAACCTAAAAGGCGTACCCGGCGCCGGCCTAAAAACGATAGCTAAAAGGTTCCCTTTTTTCAAGGGAGAAAAGGATTGTACCCTTGATCAGGTACTAGACATTTGTGAGAACACCGACAGTAATTTAAAAATTTATAAAAGTATCTTGGAAGGTTCCGGCGCGATTAAAGAAAATTATAAAAT